CTCTCCAGATGGTTCGTGCCGTCGGTCAGGACACCTTCCAACCAAAAATTGGCTTCAAGACCCGTTATGGTATTGTTGCCAACCCATTTGCAGAAGGAACCGATCAGGGACTCGGAAGACTCCGCCTCAATGCAAACCGTTACTACAGAAGAGTCAAGGTCGCAAACCTCATGTGATTCATTTCACAACTCTTCAGTTTCCAGGGTCCGAAAGGACCCTTTTTTATTGCAAATAAATAAAAGTAAAAACAATGTCAGGCGCTTTTGATAGACAAATTGCAAATAGAAATTTCTTGAGTCCTGTAGGATTTAAATTCATTCTAACAAGGGCTCCAAAGATAGATTTCTTTTCAAAATCAGCGAATGTCCCAGGAATAACCCTTGGAGCTGCAATTCAACCGACTTATTTAAAAGATATTGCAATACCTGGAGATAAACTAGTTTTTGATGATTTTAGACTAACATTCAATATTGATGAGAATTTGGAAAATTATAATTTAGTCCAGAATTGGATGAGGGGACTTGGTTATCCAGAAAGTATATACGAATATGCCGAATGGAAAAATAGTGATCCAACTAATCCAGGACAAGATCCAAATATTTCTGATGGAACATTAATAATCTATAATAGTAATTTCCAACCATCAACTTTAGTGAAATTTCAAGGAATGTTCCCGACTTCACTATCTGATATTGAGTTTGATGCTACATCTGCAGATGTGCAATATGCTGTGGCTACAGTAACCTTTAAGTATGCTCTTTATAAAATAACGCCTTATGAACCTGGATGAAATTCAAACCCTTTGGGAAGAGGACTCAAAAATTGACGAAGACAATCTTCATGTGGAATCTGTAAAAATTCCAAGTCTCCATGCAAAATATTATAAGATCTTCAATAACATCCTAACTCTTAAAAAATCTCAAGAAAACAAATATAAGATTTTAAAAAAAGAGAAGTGGCAATATTATACTGGTAAAGCAGAACCAGAAGTTTATGTAGAAAAACCCTTTGACCATAAAGTACTTAAACCAGATTTGGATAAGTACATGGATGCTGATGAAGATTTAATTAAGTGTCAAACTAAGATTGAATACTATCAGATGATGCTTAATTATCTGGAGAGCATTCTTAAAACTATATTAAATAGAACATATCAGCTCAAAAATGCAATTGAGTGGCAGAAATTTATTAGAGGATATGACTGATATTGTAATTGCGAAAAAGAACGAAGTTTTCCTGAAGATTGAAGCAGAACCACACATTTATCAGGAACTATCAGAACATTTTACTTTTGATGTACCTGGGGCTAAGTTTATGCCTCAGTACAGGAGTAAGTATTGGGATGGAAAGATTCGTCTTTTCTCAACACATACTGGTGAAATTTATGTCGGTCTTCTTGATAAAGTAGTTTCTTGGGCCAAAAAATGGGACTATAAAATAGAATTCAAAAACAATAAATTCTATGGAACCCCTTTAGAAGAGAATGAAATGATCTCTTATGAAGGTGTTAAAGATTATATGACTCGTATCTCTAAACATAAACCAAGAGATTATCAGGTAGATGCAGTTTATGATGCACTTAAGTATAATCGTAAACTTTTAATATCACCGACAGCTTCTGGCAAATCTTTGATGATTTATTCTATTGTCAGATACTTTGCTGAAAGAGATCATAAAACCCTCTTAGTGGTCCCCACAACGTCCCTGGTTGAACAGATGTTCAAAGACTTCCAGGACTACGGATGGAACGCAGAGGACTACTGCCACCGCATATACAGTGGTCGTGAGAAGACTAATGAATACCCCGTTGTTATTACTACTTGGCAGTCTATCTACAAATTACCGAGAGGTTTCTATGATGGTTTTGATGTAGTCATTGGAGATGAGGCTCATCAATTTAAATCAAAGTCTTTAGTCGGAATCATGACTAAACTTGACAATACAAAATATAGGTTCGGTTTTACGGGTACTCTTGATGGCACTCAAACGCATAAATGGGTATTGGAGGGTTTATTTGGCCCTTCATATAAAGTCACCCAAACCAAAGAGTTAATTGATAAAGGACATCTTTCTAAACTTCAAATTAAAATTATAATCCTTAAACATAATCCACAACAATTTGAAAACTTTGAGGAGGAGGTTCAATTTATTATTGGACATCCAAAAAGAAATAACTTCATTAAAAATTTGGCATTAGATCTTAAAGGAAATACTCTTGTTCTGTTTTCAAGAGTTGAAACTCATGGTCAACCTTTATACGAATCAATAAATAATTCAGTTAAGGATGGACGTAAAGTTTTTTATGTTCATGGCGGAGTAGATGCAGAAGAAAGGGAACTAGTTAGAGAGATTACTGAAAGGGAACAAAATGCAATTATTGTGGCTTCATATGGTACGTTTAGTACGGGAATTAACATTAAGAATCTACATAATGTTATTTTTGCTTCACCTTCGAAGTCTAGAATCCGCAATCTACAATCAATCGGAAGAGTATTGAGAAAGGGTGATAACAAAACTCAAGCAGTTCTATATGATATTGCAGATGATTGTACTAAAAATTCAAGAAAAAATTATACACTAAATCATTTGATAGAAAGAGTCAAAATCTATAATGAAGAAAATTTCAACTATGAGTTTATCCAAGTAAATTTAAAAGAATGATGGAAGAAGATTTCTATGCAGTTATAAAGCTAATTTCTGGAGAGGAAATATTTTCAATTGTTTGTCCTTCTGAAGAGGATAACGCAACAATGTTAATATTAAATAATCCAGTTACAATAGAAGTTATTGTCATGAAACAAATTGGTATGCAAGGATACAAGATAGATCCTTGGCTTAAATTTGCTGATGATGATACATTTTTATTGAATATGGATAAAGTTCTTACGATCAGTGAAGTACGTGATGAGGAGTTGATCGAAATGTATCATAAATTTTTAAGACAACAAAAAAATAAAGACTCAAAAAACCCATTGAGTGAAGAGATGGGATATTTGTCTTCAGTTTCGGAAGCAAGGAAAAAACTTGAAAAACTTTATAGGAGCCAAGATATTAAAGACAACTAATCTTTGAAACTCCACAGAGTAATTGTACCGCTTATTATGGGCTATTGTCAATAGCTGAAGATTTTGTTATAATAAGAATATTCAATAATAATCGGGACTCATGAAATGCAAGCACCTAAAAGAAAAAGATCAGAACATTATGTAAACAATAAAGAATTCCTTGAGGCTATATGTGAGTATAAAAGAAAAGTAAAAGTAGCTGCGGAAAATGGTGAACCAAAACCTCGCATTACAAATTACTTAGGAGAATGTTTCCTCAAGATTGCCACTCACCTATCATACAAACCAAATTTCGTCAACTATATGTTTCGTGAGGACATGATCTGTGACGGCATTGAGAATTGTGTTCAGTACATTCATAATTTTAATCCAGAAAAATCTTCAAATCCCTTTGCATATTTTACTCAGATCATTCACTACGCATTTCTGAGAAGAATCCAGAAGGAGAAAAAACAAATGGAGATTCGTTCTAAGATCATTGAAAGATCTGGATATGATGAAGTGTTTACCGTAGATGGTGACGGAATTGATGCCGCAGAGTATAATAGTATTAAGGATGCAATTCAAACAAAGATGTATCAATGACTTTAGTTGCTTGTATAACTGACACACATTATGGTGCTAGGAAGGGGAGTAAGACCTTTCATGATTACTTTAAAAAGTTTTATGAGAATGTTTTCTTTCCAGAACTAGAAAAAAGAAATATTAAACATTGTATTCACTTAGGTGATGCTTTTGACAGCCGTAAGTCTATTGACTTTTGGTGTTTGAATTGGGCTAAAGAAAATGTGTATGATAAATTTCGAGATCTTGGTATTACCGTGTACCAGATTGTTGGAAACCATGACGCATATTATAAAAATACAAATGAAGTCAACTCCATTGAGTCCCTATTAAGAGAGTATGACAACATTGTGCCTATTTCTAGTCCTGGTGAATATGAAGTCGCCGGACTTAATACTTTTATGATCCCATGGATTTCTCCGGAGAATCGAGATGAAACCATAGATAAAATTTCAAAAACAAAAGCGAAAGTTGCCTTTGGTCATTTGGAACTTAATGGGTTTAGTGTATATCCGGGAAACGTTCAACAACATGGAATGGATATAAATGTTTTTGATAAATTCAGAATCGTTTGTTCTGGCCATTACCACACCCGTTCCAATAACGGTAGAATTTTTTATTTGGGAAATGCCTACCAACTTTATTGGAATGATGTTGACGATAAACGAGGATTTAATTTCTTTGACACAGAAACTTTTGAATTAGAGTTTGTTCAAAATCCTTATAACATGTTTGAAAGGATTTACTATGAGGATCAAAATCCAAAACTTTTCAATACAACATCTTGTAAAGATAAGATTGTAAAAATTGTTGTTCGTAAAAAATCAGATCAACTTTTGTTTGAAAAATTTGTAGATAAGGTCTATAAGACTGGAGTTGTAGACATTAAAATTGTCGAAAACTTTGAAGTTAATGATGATGATGTTGACTTTGATCAAGAAAAAATTGAAGATACAATCACCATTTTAAATAAATATGTTGAGGACTCTGATTTTGATCTGGACAAAGAAAAGGTCAAAAAACTTTTGCGAGAAGTCTATCAAGAAGCTTGCGAAATAGAATAAGTATGTACATGATCACGCCATATGGAGACGAAGACGGCGCCTACGCTGTTTCGAATAACTATGGCGAAAAAACACTATACTTCTTTCAGGATGAAGATGATGCGGAAAGATTTGCCGGTCTTTTAGAAGCTGACGATCATCCTGAAATGGAAGTCGTTGAAATAGATCCAGAACTTGCAATTAAAGCGTGTCACCAGTATAATTACAAATACGCTATCATAACCCCTGATGATTTTGTGATTCCTCCCAGAAAATATGATATTGTTCAAAACGATTAAATGGCGTAACTTTCTCTCCACTGGAAATCAGTTTACAGAAGTAAATTTTCAAGACGCTAAGACTAACCTGATTGTCGGAACAAATGGTTCTGGTAAGAGTACTATTTTAGATGCTTTGACCTTTGTTCTCTACAACAAACCATTCAGAAAAATCAATAAACCCCAACTCGTTAACTCTGTAAATGAGAAAGATTGTCTTGTGGAAATTGAATTTTCCATAGGAAATAAAGAATATAAAGTTGTCAGGGGAATTAAACCAAATATATTTGAAATCTGGATCGATGGTAAGGTTCAGGATCAAGATTCTGCAGCCCAAGATCAACAAAAGAAACTGGAAGAGGGAATCTTAAAACTTAATTACAAGTCTTTTACTCAGACAGTTATTCTGGGATCAGCTACATTTGTCCCTTTCATGCAACTAACATCTTCTAATAGAAGAGAAATTGTGGAAGATCTTTTGGACATTAAAATCTTTTCCACAATGAATAATCTACTCAAGGATAGAATTCGTAGAACAAATGAACTAGTTCGTGAGTATTCAATCAAAAAAGATATGATTGAAGACAAGATCGAGATGCAACAAAATTTTATAACCAATCTCGATGAGAGTGGCAAGGAAACCATTCAGAAAAAAGAAGATTATATTAAAACTTTAGATAGTGAACTCATTGAATTGTCAGAAGAAAATGAAGTCCTGATGAAAACAATTCGGGATGATTTAAGACCAAAGTTGGAAGATCTTAACAATTCTAAGTCTAGTTTAAAAAAATTAAACACGATCAAGGCAAAACTGGAACAAAAGATACAAACTTTAGTATCTGAACATAAGTTTTTCCAAGAGAATTCGGTTTGCCCTACTTGTACCCAAAGCATTGAGGAACAATTTCGCCTAGATAAGATTGTAGATATTGAAGAGAAATCTAAAGAACTCAATGACGGATACCGAGAGTTGGAGGATGCAATCAATGTAGAACAGGAAAAAGATGAACAATTCTTATCTTATTCTACGGATATTAGTAAACTCAACAATGACATTACCACAAACAATGTTAAGATTAATGGGCTTAACAAACAAATCAGAAATCTTGGACATGAAATTCAAGAAATTACCGAACAAATTCAAAACCGAAATTCTGAACGCAAAGCCCTTGAAAACTTAATAAAAGATCTTGAAAAAATAGAAAAAGATCGGTCTAACGAAAAAGAACAAATTAGTTATTACGAGTTCGCTCATTCATTGATGAAAGATGGTGGAGTAAAGTCTAAGATCATCAAAAAGTATCTGCCTCTTATGAACCAGCAGATAAACAAGTATTTACAGATGATGGACTTTTACATCAATTTCACATTGGATGAAGAGTTTAAGGAGGTTATTAAATCACCAGTTCACGAAGATTTTAGTTATGAATCGTTTAGTGAAGGTGAGAAGATGCGTATTGACCTATCTCTCTTGTTTACCTGGCGGGACATTGCCAAACTAAGAAATTCGGCCAGTACAAATCTTCTCATTCTAGATGAGATTTTTGATAGTTCTCTGGATGGTGCAGGAACAGACTTCTTCACAAATATTATTCGTTATGTCATTCAGGATGCTCATGTGTTTGTAATCTCACATAAGACCGACGATCTTATGGATAAATTTGACAGGGTGATGAAATTTGATAAAGTAAAGGGATTCAGTAAACTAGTGTCATGACCACTCCAAACTGGCAACATAATTCTGGGAAACCCCAGAAACGAAAACTTAAACCGCAAGCACTCCGACAAGCAAAGGCACGTCGTCAAGCACTCAAGAAGCGTCTCAATCAACGAGACGCTTCTTTTTTATAAATATCTAAAAAGTATTTGTAAAATGGACGCACAAGAACTTCGCAATCTTCAAGAAGCATATATGGAAGTTGTTGAAAATCAGCAACTTGATGAAGGGTATAAAATATACAGCAACAGAAAAGTTCAGGATAAAATGGATAAGTTGAAATCAAAAGGAGACCTTGAAAGTGTTGGTCGTGCTGGACAAATTCGTGATAAACTTATTAAAAGGTCGTTTAG